CCGCAGTTGCCGCTCACCGGCACGGGAGCGGCGGCGAAAAGCGTGGCGGCCTTCTGCGCGACCACCAATGTCGTGGCAATCTCAGGGTTCGTCGATCGCATCAGTTAGTGGTGACGTATGCAAAACGCAAATAAAACACGCGGCACGGGCATACTCGGTGGCGCGGGCATGGTGGCTCAGTGGGGCGCGCCCAGTCTTGTGAAGTCTATTCAGCGCGGCACCTGTGCGGCTGGTGGCACGGTCACGATTGCCGCCGTTGATGTGAACAATTCAATCATCACCTTCGGCGGGAATTTGTTTTCTGCGGCAAATGACACAAAAACCTACTGGTTTATGTTCGTCACATTGACGAATGCGACCACCGTGAGTGCGGGGGCTGGCACCGCGGCGGGGACGCAGAATGCGACCTTTGAGGTGATTGAGTTTCTGCCGGGTGTGCTGAAGTCGGTGCAGGACGGCACGATCACGCTGGGCGCGGCCACGTCTGCGACGGCCACCATTACCGCCGTGGAGCCGACCAAGGCCGTGCTTGCGTGGCGTGGTGGATACAGCGGTGACGCGGCAGGCGGATACCTCGGTGGGCAGGGGAGCATGTGCCACAACACGCTCACGAATAGCACGACCGTCACAGCCACGCGCATCTACGGTGGGACGGCTGGCGTGGCGCAACTCTTTCGCGTGGTGGAGTTTTTCTAATGAAACGACAACTGCAAATTCACAACGGCATTGCACATGGCGAGTGGCAGGGCGCAGGCGCAATGCCCATTCCGCCCGATGACACTTACATCTTCCTGGACGTGACCGACCGACCAGACGCCCAAGTCAGCATGACCTATGACGTTGCGAGTGACACCTTCTCACCCGCGCCCGTGCCGCAGAAGACCCGCGTCACCAAGTCGCAGGTGATTAGCGTCCTGACACCGACGGAGTGGGCCAACGCCAACAGCAGCACGGACGCCGACGTGGCGTGGGGCATGGCGCAATTCACGTTGGCCGATTATGTCGATCTGGCTGATCCACGATTCGCGCAGATCTTCGGCGCACTGGTAAAGAAGGGCATCGTCACAAAGGCACGGGCAGCACAGATTCAGGGCGAACTGATGGCGCTGGCTAATGGCTGATGACGATCTGACCATCGGCGAGGTCGGGCGCGTGCTACGACGGGTCGAGGCAGCAGTCTTGTCACAAGGCGAGATGCTGGCCGAGATTCGCATTCAGACCACGCGCACGAATGGACGGGTTGATCGTCATGATGATCAATTGCGCGACCTGGAAAGCACTGTGGTCTGGGCGTGGAGATTGATTGTCGGCACCATCATCGCGAGTGCGGTGATCTGGATGATCCGCAAGTGACGCTCGAATCTCGGGTGCTATTGCGGCTGGAGATTATGGATCAGGAAGGTCTAGAGCTGAAGCCGTATAAGGATACTGTCGGCAAGCTCTCGATTGGCTATGGTCGTAATCTTGATGATGTCGGCATATCCAAGCTTGAAGCCGAGGTTCTGCTTGATCATGATCTGGCTGGTGCTGAGATGGAATGCCGTAAAGCATTCCCATGGTTTCCGGCGTTGTCGGATGTGAGACAGCGAGTGCTCGTCAATATGTGCTTCAATCTTGGACTAACGAAATTGAAGACATTCGAGCGGATGTTGTTGGCATTGTCTCAGCATGATTATGCGTTAGCTTCACGTGAGATGCTGCAATCGAAATGGGCGGAACAAGTCAAAGGCCGAGCACTGAGGCTAGCGAAGATGATGCGTGATGGGCGTTGAGTGGACGCCAGAAGGAGATCGGAAGCCTGGCTTTCCGTTTCTTCGTCAGCAGCCAGAACAGACAGAACTCGGATCAGTATGGACGCAGATTGTGAGTTTCCAGATTGACGATCTTCCGCTCAGTTACACGCAGATGCGATTACGGTTTATCGGCGGTAAATTGTTGATTAGTCATGGGCGTATCTATCCAGTCATTGATGAGTAGGTTATATGATTCCGAATCTCTTAAGCGAAGTTGAAGCCTGCAAACGCGAACATCCCGAAGCGTGGCAACACGCGCATACGGGCAGCGCACGAACGGAAGAGTTTATTCGACTACTGGCCGCTCGATGCCATGCGATTAGTCCGCGATTTGGATTGAATGGCAAGCGCGGCAATCCTGATGATATCAGCAACGACTGCCTGAACTTCAAGGGCGAAGGGCAGGGATACGATCCGACGAATGGCAATACGCCAGTGACGGTGATCGACGTGATTGGTTCGGCGGGTAGTCCTGCGGCCTATCCGACGTGGCAGGTCTTCAGCAATCTAACTGGGCCTGGTGCATGGGTGAAGCCAAGCGCGACGGCTCAGCCTCAGCCTCAGAATACGTCCTATCCTGGCGATGAGACGTTTGATCAGATTGGCGCGATCCTGTGGGCGGATTACGCAGAGGCTGGCCGCGTAACTGATGCGGCAGTCGGTCGATGGTTCGGGCGCACTGTGTTTGATTATCTCGCGGGTATGTCGATGGCGGATTCAATCAAGAAACATCGCGCCGAATGGCGCTCAGCACTCGGTCTTTAAGGGAGGACACTATGAAGCAGAAAAATATCATCAAGTCCAAGACGTTCTGGGTCAACCTGTTGAGCATTGCGGCGGCAGTCACTGGGATCATTCCGATTGATCCGGAAACTGCAGCGATCATTGTTGGCTGCGTCAATATTGCGCTCAGAGCGATTACGAAAGATTCCGTGACGGTGCTGTGAGCGACGAAACGCTATTAGCGCAAGCGCAATCGCTGGTAAAAGCGTCAACAGTCAGCGCGGGAGCGATGGTGGACGGCCGGCATGCAGAAACGCATCTGGCCGTTAACAAGACCTGGCGGAACGGCTGGGGCGTTACTGCTTACGCCAAGACGCTTCTAGCTAAAGGCAAGAAGCCGCAGACCGCAGGCGGAGTCGAAATTACGAAGACGCTATAAGAGCGTAATCAATCACCATCAGGCCGATAGCTTCGGCCACGGTCTTTTCAAGTTGCGCTCCGAGTGATTGCTGCCAGCCTGGAAGCAGAACGATCACATCACAAGTTAGCAGCGCGGCTAAGTCAACGCGCATATGCTCGGCCCAAGAGTGCTCGTGGCCTGTATTCGCGCATCCTGGGCAGTCTGCCGGTAGTTCATGCGGACTTACGACCGCATGGCCTTGCGATCGCAATCGTTCAGTAGCGGCCTTAAAAGCCGGATAGTTATGATCGGGCAATCCTGACATCGGGCCGGATAGATAGAGCGTCACGCTGTGCGTTTCTTGCCTTTCGGCCAGCCTTTGTGAACGTTCCTCGACATCACCGCCAAGCGGGAAATCTCAGCTCGACGTGCGGCAGTCAGTGCGGCGGCTCTCGCCTTACCTCCGAGTCGGCCTAGCTCGACTGCGGCAGGGTTCTTCGTCTTTTCTGTCATCCCTGCATCATACCACCTAATCAGCCTATCGCTAAAACATGCGATTTTGGGCCATTTTCCGCGTATTTTGCGATTTTTAAAGATTTTTTGCGTTTTGCTTTATTTTTCGCTTTACAAGCTAATCTACTTAACGCTAATATTTGATTCATGGAGATGACGCACATGACCGCTAAGAGCATCGCGCAAGAAGTTACCGATCGCATTCTTGATCAACTCAAGGCTGGCGTCTGCCCGTGGAAGCAGCCGTGGACTGGCGGCACCGGCTCGAACCTCATGCCGGTTAATCACGTCACGGGCCGCGCCTATTCAGGCGTGAACGTGCTGCTGCTCTGGATCAATGCGCAGGACGCCGGATACGACAACAATCGCTGGCTCACCTATAAGCAAGCGCAGGAAGCTGGCGGTCATGTCCGCAAGGGCGAAAAGGGCGTTCGGATTGTCTTTGTCTCGACGTTCGAGCGAGAGACGCAGGACGGTCCGGAGCGGGTGCCGTTCTTGAAATCTTTTACCGTGTTCAACGTCGCGCAGTGCGATGGCTTATCGCTGAGCGCAGGTGAGCCGCGTAAGCCGGTCAATCAGCACGAGAGAGACGAGGACGCCGAAGGCTTTATCCGCACGACGGGTGCAGTCATTCACCACGGCGAAGGCCGCGCATATTATCGGCAGTCAACAGATAGCATCATGATTCCCGACTTCGAGACATTCAGCAGCGCCAGCGCATACTACGCGACCGTCTTTCACGAACTCGGCCATTGGACAGGCGCACCATCTCGGCTGGATCGGCAGTTTGGTAAACGGTTTGGTGATGATGCCTACGCCGCCGAGGAACTGGTCGCCGAGTTGACGAGTGCGTTTTGCTGTGCCGAACTTGGGATGGAGAATACGGGCGCTGACGCTGCGTATATCGCGCATTGGCTAAAATTTCTGACGGATCATTCTAATGCAATTCTGACAGCCGCTAGTAAGGCGTCCAAAGCGCTGGAATATCTGCGCTGGAAGGCGATGGCTGAGGAAGTCGCGGCATAAAAATAGGCTAAAAATGGCCTGATTCCGGCCATTTTCGACTTTTTTCAAAAATCTGCGCTATCTAGCTTTATTTTTCGCTTTACAAGTAATCTACTTGTCGGTATAGTTCTATTCATGATGATTGCAAACGCGATCAGCTCGGTCGCGTGGTATTGACCGAAACTGAGGAAAGGGACAAGACATGAGTATTGAACCTGTATTCCTGCTGGTGCTGGCTCTGGTGGTATTCGCAGACGTGTGCTCTGTGGCCGGTGAAATCTGGGATGCGAGACGAGGGAAGCGATGACACATTCAGAACAGATCAACGAGTTAGCGGCGGCGCTGGCGAAGGCCCAAGGGCAAATCGAAGGCGCAAAGAAAGACAGCATCAATCCGCATTTCAAGAATCGCTACGCGGATCTATCGTCGGTGTGGGACGCATGCCGTGAGGCACTTACGACGAACGGATTGAGCGTCGTGCAGTCGGCGGAAAACTGCGAAGCCGGTTATGGCGTTACGACGATGCTGCTGCACACATCTGGCCAGTGGATGCGCGGGACGCTCTACCTCAAGCCGACGAAGGATGACCCGCAGGGAGCAGGGTCAGCATTGACCTATGCGCGGAGATATGCGCTTTCGGCGATGATCGGTATTGCGCCAGAGGATGACGACGCCAACGCCGCTAGTCAGAAGCCTGTTGTGGCCGCGATGCCTTTGGGATTCCATGAATGGCTCCAAGATCTGACCGCTGTGGCTGCGGATGGCACGGAGTCTTTGCAGAAGACATGGAAAGCATCGCCGGTGATGTTTCGTGAGTTTCTGATTCAGACGAATAACAGCCAGTGGGAGTCAATCAAATCAAAGGCAGCGACGGTCAAATGAGCTTCATCGTCATTAACGCCGAGCAACGATCGCCGGAGTGGTTTGCGGCCAGGGCGGGACGGCTTACAGGTTCACGGGCGGCTGATATGCTTGCCACAATCAAGAGCGGAGAAGCTGCGGCGCGTCGTGATTATCGTATGCAGCTTGTGACCGAGCGGCTGACGGGACAGCCTCAGGATGATAGCGGATTTATCAGTGCGGCGATGCAGCGCGGCGTCGATCTTGAGCCGAAAGCGCGATTGGCCTATGAATCGCTAACAGGTAATGTCTCAGGTCAGACGGGATTCCTCGCTCACACAGAGCATATGGCTGGCTGTTCACTAGACGCGCATGTCGATAACTTCGTCGGCATCGTGGAATTAAAAGTGCCGAAAAGCTCAACTCATCTGAAGTATTGGAGAGGCAATGGAGAGGTGCCGAGTGAACATCTCCCGCAGGTGACGCACAACTTATGGGTGACTGGCGCGGAGTGGTGCGACTTCCTCAGCTTCGATGATCGCTTTCCTGGGAACTTGCAGACGTTCTTGGTGCGTGTGAAACGATCGGAACTAGACCTAGACACCTACGAAAAAAAGGCGCTGGCCTTTCTCGCCGAAGTAGAAGCCGAAGTAAACGCGATTAAGACGATGACAGGAGTCAAGTGATGGCATTTGAGAAGAATCCCGACGAATTGGGCGCACTGTGGATCAAGCACGGGCCGAACAGCGATTACATGACCGGCGAGATTAGCGGCGTGAAGGTGGTCATTTTTCCAGCTAAGAAGACCAGCGACAAATCTCCTGATTGGCGGGTGCTGAAGTCGAAGCCTCGCGCTGACAAGGATCAGCGCCAGACGAAGCCTGTCGAAGATACTGATATTCCATTCTGATGCCAGCGTCTAAAAAGCCAGCGAAAGGCACAGCGAAGCGTCAACGAGCCGCCAGCAAACGCGAACAAGCGAAGGCTGACCGGCTCGTCTATGCCGCAGTCGATGCCAGAGATCAGCATCGATGCCGGGTTTGTCGAGAATATCGAGGCATTGATATTCAGCGCCATCACATCGTCTATCGGTCGGTAGGTGGACAGACCACGACACAGAACGTGATCAGCCTGTGTGCGGAGTGTCACTTAGTCGGAGTGCATGAGGGCCGGATCAAGAATGAGGGCCGGATCAAGATAACCGGTAATGCGGATGAGCGCGTCATCATTACCTGTTTGACACAAAACGGACAATGGGCGATATGGGAAGGGGCAGCATGACATATGAGCAATTCTTGAAGGCGAAAGCCTTAACCGTGGCTCCCGTTGGATTTGAGCCGTCAGATTTCGTAGCGCCATTATTCGCGTTTCAGCTGGATATCGTTTCGCTGGCGTGCAAGCTGGGCCGCTTCTGCATTTGGGCTGATTGCGGCATGGGTAAAACGCCAATGCAGCTTGAATGGGCGCATCAGGTCTGTCAGCACACGGGCGGACGAGTATTAATCCTAGCACCGCTCGCCGTGTCGCATCAGACGGTGCGCGAGGCTCAGAAGTTTGGCATTCATGGCGTTGAATTTGCCGCACATCCAGCAGACACAGATGCGCGCATTGTCGTGACGAACTATCAGAAGCTTGATCGATTTAATCCCAGTGATTACGTAGGCATCGTCTTGGACGAATCAAGCATTCTGAAGGCAATGGATGGCAAGACTCGAAGCGCCATTCTCACTGCATTTCGTCACACACCGTATCGCTTGGCGTGTTCTGCAACGCCAGCACCAAACGATTACATGGAACTAGGCAATCATGCCGAATTCGTCGGCATTATGACACGCGAGGAAATGCTTGCGATGTTCTTTGTGCATGATGGTGGCGACACATCCAAATGGCGCATCAAGGGACATGCGGTCAATAAGTTCTGGGAGTGGGTCTGCTCATGGGCCGTGACGATTCGCAAACCATCTGATCTTGGCTATGACGATGGCGGATTCAGGTTACCCGACCTGCACATGCATGATTGCATTGTCGAGACGCCGCATGAGCGATTGCCTGACGCCGAAGGTCAAGCCGGCTTGTTTCCGCAGCAAGCTAGGACGCTCAATGATCAACGAGCCGTGCAACGCGGATCACTTGAGAATCGCGTAGCTGAAGCCGTGAATCTGGCGAATCAGCCAGGGCAATGGATCGTGTGGTGTCATCTGAACGACGAATCGGCAGCACTCGCCTCTCGGATTGATGGTGCGGTCGAAGTCTCAGGCAGCGACAGCGACGAGCACAAGACAAAGGCGGCGATTGATTTTCAGGAGGGCCGCGCTCGGGTCATCGTCAGCAAGTCATCGATCTTTGGCTTTGGCATGAACTTCCAAAACTGCCATCAAGTGGTCTTTGTCGGCATGTCACATAGCTATGAGCAGTATTACCAGGCGATTCGTCGCTGCTGGCGTTTTGGGCAGACGCAGCCAGTGCAGTGTCATGTCGTGTACGACTGGGCAGAAGGAACCGTAATCGAAAACATTCGTCGCAAGGACGCGGACGCCACCGAGATGGCAGAGAGCATGGTGCAGATTATGCGAGCGAACACGTTAGAGCAGTTAAAGCAAGTGCAGCGGCAGGTGACGCCGTATGCCACGAAGGAAGCACATGGACAGGCGTGGCAAGCCTATCAAGGCGACTGCGTCGAGGGCGTGAAGCAATTGGATAACAATAGCGTTCATTATTCGATCTTCTCGCCTCCGTTCGCGAGTCTCTATACCTATAGCAACAGTGACCGTGATATGGGCAACTGCAAGACGGATGAGGAGTTCGATAAGCATTTCGCGTTCCTCATCAAGGAACTACATCGCGTATTGATGCCAGGTCGCCTCGTGTCGTTTCACTGCATGAATCTGCCACGATCAAAGCAGCGTGACGGCGTGATTGGCGTTCGCGATTTCCGTGGCGATCTGATTCGCGCATTCGAGGCAGAGGGCTTTGTGTTTCATTCCGAGGTCTGCATCTGGAAAGATCCAGTCACCGCGATGCAACGCACGAAGGCCATCGGTCTACTGCATAAGCAGGTCGTGAAGGATTCGGCGATGTCGCGTCAAGGTATCCCTGATTACTTTGTCACGATGCGGAAGCGTGGCGAGAATCCAGAGCCTGTCGCTGGCAAGCTGGCCTCATTTGCTGGCGAGGATGGGCCGCGATTGATGGATGATGATACGCGCAACAGTATCAACATTTGGCAGCGGTATGCCTCGCCGGTCTGGATGGATATCAATCCATCTGATACCTTGCAGTTTCGCAATGCGCGAGACAACGACGATGAGCGTCATATCTGTCCGCTGCAGCTAGATGTGATCCGCCGAGGCATTCAGTTGTGGTCTAATCCCAATGATGTCGTGCTCTCGCCTTTCATGGGCATTGGCTCCGAGGGACACGTCGCCTTGGAAATGGGCCGAGCCTTCATTGGCTTTGAGTTGAAGCCGAGCTATTACGATTGCGCGGTCAAGAATCTCATCGAAGCTGAGAAGTCATCAACGCAAGAGACGCTGTTTGCATGAAGTCTCGATGGTTCGACGCCGTCAAAGTCGATGGTAAGCCGTCGGTCGCCGAGAGGGAGGCGCGGAGCTATAACCTTACGCTTCCGCTGGTGATTATGTTTTTGAGCTTTACGATGTTCCGCAAGATCGGCGCTGAACTCGGGGGGTTAGGCGACTTGTTTAAGTAAAGGTTTCTCAACGCCTCCGAGCCACGCCGGGAGGCAGTTACTGAAGGCACGGCACCGATGTAGAAGCTCCTAAGGCTTTGGGGGTCGGTGGCAGGCGGGTGTACCCCTCGGGCGTTGAGAATTAACGAGTTTGGCGGGTTCGGTCCGATTCCTCTTATGGGAAGAGGTGACGGGCGAAGAAACCGGGCCCGCCGATTGAATTGGTGTGGTTGGCGAAAGTTATCTCTGAAAAAGAGGGCGAAAGTGCTTGATTTTGCTGGCGGAAAGCGGGAAGATGTTGGGCAGCACACAGACGCGGCAAACGTCTGCGTGCCCACATCAACGGAGGTACCCGTGTCAGTGTTGCCCGCTAGTCAGAATACTACATCCTCTTCGCGTCTATTTCTATCGAAGGTTCAACAGCGATCTCCAGAAGAGTGCTGGCTGTGGACCGCCGCGGTAACAGGTAACGGTTACGGTCACTTTGCTGTCGGTCCACGTATTGGTCGGCGATTCATTCGTGCGCATCGTTTCGCGTGGAAATTGTTTCGCGGTGAAATACCGAACGGCCTCCATGTGTTGCATCGATGCGACAACCGGCTCTGCTGCAACCCGAGCCATCTGTTTCTCGGGACCAACGTTGATAACGTAGCCGACAAGGTTGCCAAGAATCGGCAAGCCCGAGTGAGTAATCCTCGTGACGCTAAGGGCTGGTTTATTCCGCGGTCCGAGGTCATCCGATGACCTGGATCAAGCTGGACGACCGCGCCCCACGTCATCCCAAGCTCGCCAGCCTCACGGATCGGGCCTTCCGTTGGTGGATTCTCGGCCTGTGTTACGCCTCGGAATTTCTCACGAATGGCGTGTTGCATCCGGTGTTCTGGAAGCGCACGCCGCCGTCTGCCCGTAAGGAGTTGTCTACCGGGAAGCTGTGGGACTGGGAAGACCCTAACTTCGTGATTCACGACTACTTAGAGCATCAGACGAGCCGCGAATCCGTCGAAAAAGAGCGCCGACGTAACCGCGAACGTCGCCGGTCTGACCGCCGGGATGACGCCGGGAGTACCAGCGGTACAACCGACGGTACGCCCGCCGGGACGCCCGAGGATTTACCGCCACCAGAGAACAGAGAACAGAGAACAGATACAGAAGATTTAAAAACTACACACACAGCGCGTGAGCGCGTGACAGGTCAAACGAACGGCGCGAACCATCCCGGATCGCTACCCCGCGACCATCGGTTTCACGTCGTCTGCGGAGCGCGGTATCGCGTGTGCCTCTCCGAAAAGACCGCCGCGGATTTGGTGGCGGATTGGGGCGGTGATCCCTCTGATGCGCTGATTGCCCTCAAGCGGTTCTGTGACGAGCTCGAGGCGGAAATTGGCGACGGCCCCAAGGGGAATCACTTGTGGCTGTTGCAGCACTTCGACGCGTTCAAGGGCCGGAATGGTCGTGTCCCGGCGCCCGTGGTGAACGTGGCGCGGGTGGCGAAGGACGCCGCGGTGGCGGCGGAGATCGACGCGTGGGGGAGCAATGACTAAGACCGAATTCAAAGATCAATTTAAGCGCCTTCGTGTGGCTGGTTATCGCCTCCCGATCAGTGAGGGCGTGACCGTCGATGACGTGATGACCGAATGGTTCCAGACCTTTCAGGGCTGCACGGTGCGCGAGTTTTCGACCGCGATCGACAACCTGAAGCGCGTCAAGCAGGACACGTTTTGGCCGGCGACGGGTGAGTTGTGGTCGCAGATCAAAGAGATTCGCAAGGGCAACCGCATCCGCCGTCAGACCGAAGACACGGCGGGTTCGTGGTCGATGTCAGACGAGGACGCGCAAGAGTTCCTGGCGCTGCTGAGGGCGACGAAAGACAAGATCATCGGCCGCATGGCGATGCCCCACGCGGAGCCACAGACGCGCCCGCAGGCGTTGATCGATGCCGAGGAATTGGCGCGTGAGGATCGGATTGCGAACGGAGAAACCGCATGAATTACCGCGTGCTATTCGACGGCACCTCAAAGGCTCCCATGGGCCGCTTACTCTTCGCCCCTGAGACGCAGCCAGTTGATCCTCAGCCTGTCTCCCGTCACTACGGGATGACCACGGCAAGAGTCAGAGCCTTGCGAACCGACGAGAGATTTCAGGACTGGTTCACCATCGCAGACGTGAAAGCGGCGACGGGGTTTGACGGCCAGCAGACCAACAGCGCCTTAACCAACCTAGGCAAGTCTGGGGATGTGGTGCGAGAGCGGGAATTCGGGAAGCATGCGCGGCCGGCAGACATCGTTCAACGCTACAGGTTCATCAAATGACCCAACAGCCCTTGATCCTGCTCGCGGTCCACGATGCCGCCCAGAAGCTCACGGGAGCCTTCCTGAGCGCACTTCACGATGGTGGCTGGCATAAGGGCCGGGAACTCTGCGCGGCCCTCCAGACGGACGAGCGCACGATTCGACAGGCTGCGGCGGATTCAGGCGGGGCCGTCATCAGCGGTCAGTTGGGGTATCGGCTGACGGCCTATGCCACGACGCAAGAGATTGATCGGGCGGAGAACTTTTATCGGAGCCAGGCACGGCACATGTTGAAGCGAGCAATTCAGGTGCGGAAGGCGAGAAATCGCGGAGGGGTGGCGGCATGAAGGCAAAGAAACTCGGCCCGAACGATCCGCGCATGTTGCCGAACGGCAGTTGGTATTACGTCAACCCGCGCTCGATTGAATTTGTGGCGTATAGCGACACTCTCGGTTCGGTCGTCTCCAAGCTCACCGAGCGCGATCTTGTGGAGATGATCTCGCAGCTTCGACCGAAGCGGAAGGCGAAGAAGCGCCGATGAGACGCGCCTTCGCCAACCGCGTGGATAACACCGCGAAAGAACTGGTGGCTTACGCCAAGAGCATCGGCCTCGAGTTCGATCCCATCGGCGGGAAGTTGGACGGGTTCATCTGGCTCGGTCAGCACGTTCGGCTGGTGGACTTTAAAAGCCCCGGCGGATCGCTCACGGAGGCTCAGGCGAAGCTTTTAGCGCGTGGATGCCCTGTGAGGTTCATCACCACGCCGACGCAGCTAGACGCCTTAAAAGCGGAATTGCTGAGGG